ACCCTTAGGATCGTAACCATACATGTATAGATGTCCAGGTATTATTTTATTCACTAAATGATCGGCATTTCCATTTAATACTTTTGCTGGAGTGAGTTGTTGCTTAGTCAGCAGAGTGACCTGTTGTTCGAACCATCCCTTAGACTTTCGGACGCTGGTCGCCAAGTCATATTTGTTTCGTTCGAATACATCTAGCATTGTTGAATTTTTAGCCATAATCTTATTTAGGTGATAGACCCAACTCGTGTTCGGTTATAATCTTAAACTCCCATCCTCGATCTTTGGCGAACTCGCTTGCTGCTTCCCACTTTGCTTGGTTTTTCATAAAAGCCAGAGACTCTTGCAAATATCTTTGAGTTCTTTTTCCAGGATAAATAGGTGGTAAGGTTTGCGTTTTTGGTTTAACTTCGACCAGATAAGTTTTACCTGTATTCACATAAATCTTAAAGTCTACAAAATAACGATGAATGCGATTATCCGTTGGACACTTGTAGGGTATAATTGTTTCTTCTGAATTCCACTTCAATACACTAGGATTCTTATCGCACCAAGAGGCGAATCTTGTCTCCCAACTGGATCTCATAATAATGTTTGAAGGATCCCCTGTATATTTTTCTGGAAATAGTGGGATGTACTTTCTTTTATGGAACATAAATAATTAAACAAGAAGGATTAACCTCTATTTAGGTAAAAGGACTAAAATGGCTGTTCCAGATAACGCAAAACCAAAAGCTAATAATCTTTATACAAGAAGAGGTGGATCCACGCCATTTGAACGAGATGACACTAAGTCTGAATATAAAACTCAAAGTCATATGTATCCAAATGATTTGTTTGCTTCTGATGGTCGTTACGGAGGAAACTATGCTATATTTTACATCAATGTTAACATAGATTCTAAATTATCAAAAATTCTTGGAGATGACCAATTTGTAAAAGAAATACAACCTAGAGATCGTGGTGATTTAATCGCACAAGATATGAGTAAAACTCAGTTATTTGCAGCTAACGCTACTCTTAATGCTGGTGGTGCATTGTTAGGTAGTGCACTGGGTGCTGGTGGTGCTAGTGGTACTGTAGCAGCATTAGCAACAGTCGGTGCTGGCGCAACCGCTAACTATGCTGCTTCTGCCAATCGTTCTCAGAAAAGATTAAAAACTGCTATTGCATTACATATACCCAATCAATTACAAATTCGTTATGGTGTGCAATACAGTGAAGAAGATACTTTGGCTATGGCCATGGCATCAGCAGGTATTGATGAACTTGTTAAAGCAGTTGGCACTGGTGGTAAAATTAAAGATCTCGGAGATCCTGTTCAAGCTGCAGTAACAAACTTAGCTTTATCTAAAGGTACAGGTGGTGCAGCGATGTCTGCCGCAACTGGATTAGCAGCAAACCCTAAAAAAGAACAAGTTTTTAAAGGTGTTGACTTTAGAACATTTCAATTCGATTACCAGTTTTTTCCAAGAAGCGCAGATGAAGCACTAAATGTTAAACGAATTTTATATGAATTTAAATATCATATGCATCCAGAATTTAAAGACAATAACAACTTTGTTTACATATATCCAAGTGAATTTGATATTTTTTATTATCAGGGTGGATTAGAAAATCCAAATCTACATCGTCATACAAGTTGTGTACTACAAGATATGAATATTAACTATACTCCAAATGGTAACTTTACTACCTTTGATAATGGTATGCCAACGCAAATTAATGTAACATTAAACTTTAGAGAATTGGCACTACTTACTAAAGACAAAATCGAGGATGGTCTATAATGTACTTTAAAGAATTTCCACAGTTTTTATACGACTTTAAATATGCAAATACAACTAAGACTACAGTTGTAACAGATATAACTAGGAATGTTCGTTTTCGCAAAGAAGTATTAGAAAACATAACTTTATTCGATGAGTACGATATTGTTGATGGAGAAACTCCAGAAATTATTGCAGAAAAGATATATGGTAATCCAGAGTATCACTGGATCATTATGTTGGTAAATCAAAAACATGATTATATTTCAGATTTTCCTCTTTCTGAACACGCACTGGAAAAACATATTGCAGATACACATGCTACTGCACGTTACTCAATTCGTCACTATGTAAATGCTGCTGGATTTATTGTTAACTCCACTGCTGCTGGTGCAGTATCAGTTACCAATGATGCGTATGAACGAGATCTTAATGAATCAAAAAGAAGAATTAAAATAATTTCTCCGCAGCTTATATCAACTGTACTGACACAATTTAAAGACTTACTATAATGAAGTCTAGTAAAGTATTAAGATTTGCTGGTGATGTTAGCATTGATAAGGTTAGGATAATAACTGCAAAAGGTTTTTATCAAGATGTCAGTGCACAGGTAATAAATGTACAAATTTTTGAAGATTTATTTTCACCATTTATCACTGGCAGTTTAATCTTAAAAGACTCTCTTGATTTGGTTAATTTGTTTCCATTTATTGGTGAAGAATTTCTTGAATTAGAAGTTAGTACCCCTACTCTTGAACAATATAATATTAAAGGTAAATATTATATTTACAAAATGAGTAATAGAGAGATGGCTGGAGACAAGTCTGTTGTTTACCAATTACATTTTATTTCTTCAGAAGCTATTGTTGATTTAAATAAAAAAGTTAGTCGTGTATTTGCAAATAAAATATCAGAATTAATCAAGCCATTTATACAAGACAAAACATTTGGTCTTGAATCTGATAAAAAAGTTTATATTGAAGATACACTTAATAGTACAAAATATATTTCTAATTATTGGACTCCAATACAAAATATTATGTACTTAGTATTTAATTCAATTAATACAAATAAAACACCAAACTATGTTTTCTTTGAAAATCGTGATGGCTTTTATTTTATTAGTTTAGAATCACTTTATACTAATACCGTTTATCAAAGTTTTGTTTACGACAAATATACAAGAGATGATCGTCCACTTGGTGGCAGTGCGAGAAATACAGAAAAAGATTATAGACGTATTCTTGATATTAGTATTCCGACTGCATTTGATTACATGGATCGTATTCGTTCAGGAATGTTGTCATCTAGACAAGTATCTTACGATATAACAAAGAAAACCTATAGTGCTAAAAACTATAATATGTTTCAGCGTTTTGAAAAACAAAAACATCTAAATGAATTTCCAATCAACTCAGATAGAGCAACCTTTAGATCTAATTCAAAGATTATTAATTATTCTAAAAATTTTGGAAACTTTAATGGCTTTGGTGATGTTACAAATGCAAAAACCAATCAAGAACGAATTTCATTAATGAAATTAGCAGAAGCCAACAAGATTAGTATTACAGTTCCAGGTAGATGTGATTATACTGTTGGACAAAAAATCAATTTAGATCTTAAAAGAATTGAACCATTATCTAAAAGAGATGGTGATACTACTGATAAAATGTTTTCTGGCAATTATATTATTGCAGCTATCAATCATTATGTTGATAGAGAAAAACATGAATGTAATATAGAAATTATTAAAGAATCATCTATGATGAATATGAACAGGGCACAATAATGAATTTTTACTATGGTATCGTAGAAAATAGAGATGATCCACTAAAACTTGGTCGTTGTCAAGTCCGAGTAGTTGGATTGCACACCCACGATAAGTCACAACTTCCTACTTCAGATTTACCTTGGTCACATCCTATGCAACCAGTTACATCTGCTGCAATGAATGGTATTGGCTCTTCTCCGATTGGTCCAGTTGAAGGCACTTCTGTAATTATCATTTATGCAGATGAGGATAAACAACAACCAATTATGATTGGTACTGTTGGTGGTATTCCTTCAATACCAGCACCGATTGATCAAGATGATGAAGGACCAATTGAATCTGGTACTAAGATTGAAACTTTAGAATTACGAACTATTCCTGGACCAACCAATGGAACACAATTAACATTTTTCGATAAAGAAACTGGTTCACCTAATTTAACTAAAGACTTAAAGGCTAATATGAAAATATTAGCTTTTGGCATACCAAAAGATACATTTATTGTTTCTATTGACAGTGGAACTACAATTACAATTAGTAATCCAGTTATTAATTATGAAGAAAATATTGTTAAATTTGAACCTGCTCCAACAAACCTAGATGCTGTTGCTGCAACAGTGGTTGGTAGACTAACTACCAGTGATGGAACTGTAGTCACTTCTGGAGATGGAACACCAGTAACTACACCTAATTCTTTGCCAGAAAAAGTATTTAACGCAACACCGACTAATTTATCCATACCAACTATTCCACCTCCAAAATCTTCTTCAAATACTAGCAGATCAGAAGCTGGAATAAAGGCATTAATTGCTGCATGTGATAAAGTTGGGTTAACAACTAAAGAACAAAAGTGTGCATTGTTAGGTATCGCTGGAGGTGAGACTACTTGGATCCCTCAACTAGAAGCATATAATTATTCTGAAAGTAGACTGAAGCAAATTTATTCATTTGCCACTCCACAAGACATCGCTCAATTTTCTGATGCACAAAAAAGAGGACTAACCAGAGAACAATTTTTCTCATGGGCATATGGTCCAACAAAACGAGGAAAAGGATTCCTTGGTAATCTTACAGACGCTGATGGTGGAAAATACTTTGGACGTGGATTTATTCAATTAACTGGTAGATCAAACTACGCAAGATACCAGAAACTTGCCAATGCTATGGGTTTGAATCTCGACATCGTTAATAATCCAGACTCGCTTGACAGTGATATTAATGTATCAGCATTGGTTGCGGCACTCTACATTAAAGACAGAGTGCCAAAGGGTGTTAATGTAAATGCGCATCCTGGATATTTTCTTGCCGCAAAACAAGCTGTTGGTGTAAATTCACCAGATATTGCAGCAAAGAAAAAATCATACTATGAATACTTTTACGGTCAATCTGCGGGAGTGGGTGCACCAGAAAAAGATGCATTGCCTTCGATTTCAGACAGCCCACCAGTTGGTGATGTTACTACACCACAACCATCCCCTGAATCTATTAAAACTGGTTCTGCCACTACTGGATTTAGAGATCCAAATAACAAATATCCACTAAAAGAATATATTGGCGAGTCGGATACTAATCGTCTCGCTCGTGGTATTATTGAAGGTACGATTGTTAAAAATAAAGATGCCATTCGTAAATTAGGTGTTCCTAAAGCACTTGAGATTGGAACATGGGATCAACCAGAATCAGCATACGGAGCAAAGTATCCATTTAATAAAGTATTTGAAACAGAGTCTGGACATCTACAAGAATTTGATGATACTCCAGGATATGAAAGAATAAACACTTATCACAGATCTGGAACATTCAGTGAAATTGATCCAAACGGAACACAGGTAAATTTCATTGTTGGAGATAACTTTGTTGTAATGGAAAGGAATGGATGTTTATCTGTTGCTGGCGAATTAAATATTACAGTAAGTGGTAATGCAAACATTTATACTAGAACAGATGCTAACATACAGGTAGAACAAAATGCCACTATTAAAGTTGGTGGGAATATGGACATTGGTGTTGCCAATGATATTAGTATGGTGGCAGGTGGTGATGTTTTAATTAAAGCAGTCGGAGATTTTAATGTTCAAGCTGCAAATATTAATCAGAAGGCAGATACTAATTACGCTATAAATGGAACTGCGGTTTCAGTCGCTGCAGATGGAGGATTTAATTTACTTGGCTCTTCAGTTAATCTTGAGTCGAGTGGTGGAATGGACATCCTCGCAGGTGGGACACTATCTGCTGATTATGCTCAGGGTCAGTTTGGTAATGGTGCTGCAGGAAGTGAAACTCTTGTTGCGCCTGATGTATCATTGACCCCTCCACCTTTGGGTAATCCAATCTCACCAGTAGTTCCCTTTTCTATTCCTCCAGAAAAACAGTTCGAAGAAAATACTGTGGCTGAAACTCCAGAAGATTTTGACACACCAGAAGGTCGTGCTGCTTCTGCTCAAAGTGCCAGAAAAGATGGTGTTGTTGGAGCACCTGATCCAGTTGCCACAGAAGAAGCAGCTGCACCATCAGGTGGTTCAACAACTACTGTACCAGTTAGCTGTGATATTATTTTCGCAACAAAAGAATTCACAAATGACTTTAGAATGTCACAAAACTTCACTCTTGGTATGTTGATGGATGGTGGTGTAGGTGGTAAACATAAACTTGTTGACCAGATGCTTAAAGACAGTAAAGACTCTCCAGAAAGACTTTTTAAAGCACAGGAGATTGTGTGTAATCTGGCTTTGTCATGTCAAAATCTTCTTGAGCCTGCAGTAGTAAATGTTCTTCCAGGTGGTATTAGTGGATATAAGAAACAGTGGAAGATTAACTCAGGTTATCGCCTAAAAGGTGTAGTTGCTAACGAGTCACCAACATCAGATCACTGTAAGGGGCAAGCACTTGATATTGGTATTATGCTCCCAGACAAATATGGTAAAACATACGAATTTATTCAACAACTTGAAAAGATTCTTCCGTACGACCAGTTAATTCTAGAGTATCGTTTCCCAGACTCTTGTTGGATCCATGTTTCCTTTAAATCAAAGGGTGGAAGAAAACAAGCATTCACTATGGTCAATGATAAAGTTTATAAACGAAATTCTAATGGTATTCCTTCTGGATTCGTATTGCTACAAACCATTCCTCCTAAGGGTGCATAATGGCTGGCTGTGCTAAAATGGGAGATTTATCGCAGGGTATAGATGGAACAGCGACTGTTTTAACTTACAAAAATCAAGCAACTAAATCTTTTGTTCAGGGAATGAAAATAGGATTAGTTGGGGATCAGTATCAACCCCATCAGGTAGGTTTAGTTACACATATTGCTGCACAGAGAGAAATTATAGATGGTTCTTCTAAAACCTTTTTCGAGGGTAAAAAGGTAGCAAGATATGGAGATCCAGTTGCTGACGGAGACCAAGTTGGTGGTGCTGGATTTAACACTTTTATAGAATAACCTAAATAAACAATATGGCAAGAAATACAAGAATTTTCTCAGACTTAGACCTTAATTTTACTGTACATCCAGTGAATAAGGATATATCACGCAAATATGATGATAATGCCATTAAACAATCAATTAAAAATTTATTATTGACTCGGAACTTTGAGAGACCATTTCATAGTGAAATCGGCTCTCCGATTCGAGCAATGTTGTTTGAACTACCTGGACCAATGTTTACAGTTATGCTTCAACGAGCAGTAATCGATGTGATTAACAACTTTGAACCAAGAGTAGAAGTTTTAGATGTCAGAATAAATGATTCTATAGACACCAACGCTGTTTATATAACATTAGAATTTAAAATAGTTAATACCGAGAGACCTATAACTCTTGATCTAGCACTAGAGAGAACACGATAAATGGCAATTACAACTAATAACAAAAGACTAAAGGTATCAGAGTTAGACTTTGATACCATTAAAGCCAATCTTAAGACATTCCTTAAAGCACAAAATGAATTTTCAGATTACGATTTTGAAGGATCTGGTTTATCCGTTCTTTTAGATCTGCTGGCATATAATACTCACTACAATGGTGTTTATACTAATCTTGCTGTAAACGAAGTATTTCTTGACTCTGCCAGCAAACGTGCATCAGTAGTTTCTCTTTCAAAGATGCTTGGTTATACACCAAGATCTGCAGTTTGTGCAAGAGCAAAAGTAAATGCAATTATTACTGCACCAACTTCTAGTCCAAGTACTGCAACATTACCAGCAAGACAATCATTCTCGACTTCTATCGATGGCACGTCATATGTGTTTTATAATCTAGAAGCTGTAACTGTGGCGATAAG